GCGTTTTTAAGGCATTCTGCTTTGAGTTTACCGAATGCAAGGTCCATAGCGTTCGCTTTCTTATTATCGGGATTCAACGCCCACCTATTGCGTTCGGTACCAGTCACACCATCAGGCACACGATCTACCATAATGATAACTGAAGCTGCACCTACCCTGCGAATCTCATAACCACTTATCGGATGGATTACTACAAGGTCAAGTGATGCCTGTACTTCGTTAGCTAATACTGCCCACTTAAAGTTTTCAGTACGCCAATGTCCAAAGAACAGTTCATCTAAGGTTGTTTCAACGTGGCTAATGACCAGCGTGCGTGCTTTCTTATCGGGTGTGGATTCGATACCTGCCTGGTCAGGTTCTGCGTTCAGCATCTGCTGGAACTTCTGCAGGGCTTCTAAATTGTCTTTGTGAAAATTCATGTTGCTATTGTTATTGATTAGTATTTCATTAGGCAATCGTTTATCTCTTGGCAGTAACTAAGCACTGCGTAAAGAATGATGGCTGCTAAAATGTAGCGAAGGATTTTGGATACTGTTTTCATGTGTGTTGTTTTTAAATTGATAGGGCAAATGTAGTGTAAAAATTTACACACGCAAGTAAAAAAGTGTTAAAATTTCAATTCCGATTTATACCATGAAGGGTACAAAAGTGAAATAACTACCTGCGTTTATACCTTTAAGGGTACGCTACGCCCACGAATAGCTGCCGTAGTTCGGGAATAATTCGAAGTACATGCGCATCATTATGGCATCTGCGTAGTCAGGTGACTTACCATGCATACGTGCTATTTCTTCTTTGCTGATTACTGCAAGCTTTCCATCTGCTTCGGGTGTTCGCCTGCGGATCATGTCCAGTTCTTGCACAATTACATCCCGGAATGATGCTGTTTTAAATACTACTTTGTTCTGCTCTATCAGTTCTGCCAGCTTGAAGTAGCATTCAGCCTTTTGATTGATGAATTTATCCGGCTGTTTTGCTCTACCACCATTAAGAAAGCCCCTGCACTTTAAGCTATCTACCACACCACCACCTACACCGTCTTCGTCACAGATCACGTTGGTTAATCTTACGCTATGCCTATCGCATAGTTGGCGTATGGTAGTGACTACAGTTGTTATTGGTTGCTTTCGCAGTTCGTGTATTTCGATTAGATGCAGCCCATGCCACACGCATATGACAGTTCTATCCTTTCCTAAACGTGCAATATCTGCGCTGATGTACTTATCACCTTTGCTTTCTTCATCACGAAAGCAGCGTACAAGGTCATCGTACTGGTAAAGGTTATCTATGGATTCATCATACTCCCAATCTCCATCCAGTAGACGCCTTCTGTCCACTTCAGGCAGCATGCGCAGCGTTTCAATGTACGATTCGGGTAGATGCGGATTGTCATTTGGCAATGATTGTATGAACGCAAGATGTTGCGGTAAGCTTTGCGCCTTAAATGGTGCGTAGAATTCGTTGTACAACCATCCTTTTGATGGATTGCATGTGAGCAGCATCTTTGGTTTAAGGTCATATTGGTTTAGCTTATATCGAATACGTGACTGTAGTATGTCTATTGCACGTTTGCTTACCTGTGCCGATTCGTCTACGTAGGCATCTGTTAATTCTAACCCGCCTAATGCATGGAATTCTGCATCCGATGGATAGGCAAACAAGTCTTTTAGAATAATCTCACTACCGTTACTGAAGGTAATGATGTTAGTTTGATTGTTTAGCATGTAGTGTTCATTAGGTGCAAGCCCTAACATACCTGCCACTTCAAAAAAAGTCTTTAACGTGGTCTTTTTTAGCGTGTCTAATTTGCTGCGACCGATTAACCCACGTGTACCTGGATATTTAAATCTACGGCTTATCTGCCATGCGCAACCGATGAATGACTTAGATCCACCTGCTGCGCCACCAAAAAGCACTACACGTGCCGGGTGTGAGTTACCCAGCACACGTAATGCTTCTTTTTGTTTAGGCAGGTATTCAATCATGTAAACAGCCCGATGTACATGCCCACTAATCCACCACAAAGCGTTGCTATCATGTCTGCATTGCTGAATGGTCTATCATTCCACACTGAATCGTATATCTCTTTTGCAGTTGCGCAGGCAAACACAGCGCACATTGCAAATGGTGGAGCGAACAAAGATGCAGATAGTGCATAAATCACTAAACCATACAGGGCATGATTAGCTTTGTCTTCGGGTAGGATAGGCAGGTTCATTAGAAGGGTAGATCGTTTGAATTATTGCTATTGCTGTTTTGCGTTTGCGCTTCACGTGGCTCACTCATCTTGCCTGAAAAGAACTTACCATTCTTTCCTTCTTTAACCCATGCAGCCAGTCGCATCTTCTTACCATTCACCATGATTTCACCTGTGTATTCAGGTGCATTGTTGGTTGTTTTGTTGTTCTTGAAAAGGGTAAACTGCCCTTCTTGCATTGTGTAGTTACTCATTGTATTAATTATTAATTATTGCGATGTCTTCGTGCATCAGTGATATTGTGGTGTTTCCTTGAAAGCTGGCAGTTTCAACTATTTTAAAGTCCATGTGCTGGATGCTGTGTCCTTCGATGAAACCAATAAACACTTCCGTTTCATCAGGGTACTGCGCAAGCTTATCCCACAATTCACCAATGGTCATAGTTTGTATTCATCTTTTTCAGTTAGCATGTCCAGCTGTTGGAAGATAACCCACATATCTCGGTTTTCTTGCATAGATGGGCGCATGCTTCTACGTGCTGCTAAGATAAATAATTTTCGCAGCAGTTCATTCTCTTTTGCTTTATCGTATTCTTTCATGTTAGTATTCGTTTTGGTTTTCTATCAATTCTCGGTAGCGTTCCTTCCTGTACTCTGTGAACTGATACGGCTTGTTTTTGTACACCCGGAAGCGCATATCGTTATCCCAACTTTGCAGCGCATCATATTCATCCAATAGCATTTGCTCTAGTTCATTTGGCTTTGGTCTGTTCACGTTATCAATAACCTGCTCTCGTATGCTCAACTTATCTGCTGCCTGCTGCATTGCTTCCATCACTTGCGGATGTTGGAACATTTCGTACAGATTATTGCTGCTTTGCTGATCCTTCACCATGCGTGTAGTTACTGCATCACGTTTGCTAAAAAACTTTCTTATCCATTCAAAGAATACTTGCCCATCGATTCTGTTGTATACTGGTCCGAATTCACCTTTCATCGCCATACGGAAGCAAATTTTAAATTCTTCTACTCGAAGGTAGTAGTATTCTTCCATAATCAGTTCAGCTGTTAGCATCAACTGTTGTGGTGTCATTGGTTGCTGAAGGTTAAAATACTGCTGGCATTCATCCATCATTGCAATCAATACACTTAACGCAGCTTGTTCACCTTTATGTCTTCTAATCTCACTCAGTGCTGGTGATGTCTTCGATGTTAAAATTTGCTGCAACGCTACTTCGGTATTGCTTGCGGAATTCTTCGAGATCGCTAGCTCGTTTTTCTCTTTCATTTTGAATTATGTTTTTTGATTTATTGGTTTTGATTTTTTCCCATTCTCTACGCATCCAGTTACGGACTGTGCTTTGCCAGTCTTTCATGTGTGTCTTGCCTACTATCCAGCCATTGGCTTCGTAGTGATCTATAAAAGTGCGAGCGAAAGTAACCAACTTATCTTCACTAAGGAAGCTACCACCTTTCGCATTCAGTTCGCCCATCAGGTTGTACACATCATTCTCATCAGGCTTCACAAACTTTTTCCGGGTAGTCTTTTTTTCATTTGCATCTTCAATTACAATTTCATCTTTATTTATATTTTCATTTATATTTTCATTTTCATTTTCCATATGTGGAACATATGTTTTAGATATGTTCGACACATCTTTTTTAATTCTATTGTTTCTTCGGCTTTCGGAATATGCCTTACGCTTTTGAATCTCAATACTTAAACGTTCATTAAAAAAATAACCTTCTTCATCTTTGGTGAATTTAGCAAACACATCAGCATCATATGAACCACATATGCTCAACATATCTTTTTCGGTTAGCTTGCCTTTGTTATGTTGCAGACAAAGTAATGTGATGTATTTACCCTTCTGCTCCATGTTCAGGAGCATAGTACCAGTTAAAAAATCCGATGAATAAAAAAGGAATGCTGGGTCTTTCATAAAACTAAATACCCACCACTACACACAAAGGCTCCCCAGTGCACGATTGTGCTATGGCAATGCGGTAATGGTGGGATTTAAAAATGTTTTCATCTGAGGAGCGTTGCAAATATAGTCAAACTATATCTACTTCCAAATAATTGTTGCGATTAAGAAACCTAGTATAGCACCTACTACCATTGTGATTGCTACCTTACTATTGGTTCTATCACAGTTCAATAGATCAACATCAGGCTGCTGCA